GGCAGTAGAGCCAAGTGCTGATCCGTAGTTCCCGCTAAAGTATGGTCGTCTTGCCATGATTATTTACCTCCGATTTTAGAAAGGTTTTTTAAGACCTATTAAACTTCCTCCGATATCCCCAAACATACCCATCATGCCCGCATCGCGAGTTGCATTAGCAGAAACATTTGCGGCATACATATTCGCATCGTTAGCCGCCATTTGTGAGATGTACCCTAGTCCGCTTTCGGGGTTGAGGTATTGTGGTCCACTATTAAGCCCGTATCCCGCTTGTCCAAATACTCCTTGCCCAGCCTGTAAACTCCCTCCGCCACCTCGTCCAAGCAGGGCGGCGAATGGGTCGAGTGCATATTGATCTTCTAGGGCGTCAAGACGAGTTGCGGCATCGATGTATCCGAGTGTGCCAGCTTGTTTTAATTGCTCGTTTAATCGCTGGGCATCCATTGTTGCCCCTACGCCAAATTGATTAGCTTGCTGGGTCTGTGCCTGGTTTACCTGGCTTGCCCGTTGTGCGGCATCGGCATCAAAGGCGGCGGCTTGCTGATCCATCTGTGCTTGGGCGAGGCTTGTCTGCTGACCAAGCTGGGCGCGTAGCGCGTCTTGTTCCATCCCTGCACCTACCCCAAATTGCGAGGCTTGATTGGTTGCTTGTTGATTAGCAAGTTGTGCTTGGAGTGCGGCTTGGTTAGCTTGTGCCTGTTGTTCCATCCCAGCCCCTACGCCAAATTGTAGGGCTTGGTTGGAAGCGGATTGGTTAGCTAAGGAGGCTTGTAGTGCGGCTTGGTTGGCGCGAGCTTCCTGATCTAATCCAGCACCGATACCAAACTCGCTTGCTCGGTTGGTGGCGGTTGCATCTGCCATCGCTTTTGCCTGTGCCTGTTGGGCGGCAAGTGCTTCCTGTGATAGTCCGGCGGATAATCCTTGGCTTAGTGCTTGGTTGGTAGCGGCTTGGTTGGCAAGCTGGGCTTGCATACCTTGGGATGCACCAAACTCTGCGGCTCGGTTAAGGGCGGCTTGGTTTTGCATGGATGCCTGTAGCCCGCGTCCAAGATCATCGCGCTGAATGTCTGCTTCGCGTCCGAGTGTATCACCCGCAAATCCACGGTTCTGCATACGGCGGTTATTATCCTCTGCGACAAGTGCCTGTGCCTCTGCGATTGCGCCTGATTGGTCGAAGGTTCTGCCCATCATGCCCGATCTAGCACGGGCGGCATTGGAAATACTTGCCTGTTCGCGTTCTGTTAGCCCTTGGCTAAGTGCGCTTTCCGCATCGGCTAAGAGTGCGGCACGAAGAGAGTCTGCCCCGATATTTCCTCCCTGTAATCCAGCGGTAGCGGTGTACCCGTCACCTGTTACGGAAGCGGAAGGGTTGTAACTCGTTGCCGCAGTTAGTTCCATTGGGTCGGCAACTTGTGCGGCGGTGTAGCTTGTACCCGCGTCAAATGTGCCACCCGTTACGCCAGCGGATGGAGTGTAACTTGTTGCCGCATTAAATGTGCCACCCGTTACACCAGCAGAGGGGTCGTAGGATGTAGGTGCAGATAATGCTAATGGATCAGCCACTTGAGCGGCAGTCATAGTACCCGCATCCATATCGCCCCCGTAGGTGGAAGTGCCTGGTATAGTGATTGAACCAGCGCCTGTAAGGTTGTCTTTTTGTGCCTCTAGTACGGCAGATGCATCGGTAAGTGCTTGTTGAGTGCCTGGGCGGAACTGATCCATTACATCGCTGTAACGACCCGATAGTCGTTCCACATCGGATAGGTCTGCCTCGCGTTGGCGGGAGAGGTTGCCCCGTTGAATGTCTTCGGCAAGGGCGGCAAGTCCAAGGAAGTTTCCTTCGGCATCGAAACCCGCCATGCGGTCAGACTCCAAGCCTGTGGTTGGGTCGAGTGCATTCCGCCTATCGCCCAATAGGTCGATCATACCATCGCCTTCGCGGACTACTTCGCCCTCTTTTAGTGGTTCGCCTGTGTTTGGATTGGTGAAGTTAAATTGTTCGGCTACCGCATCATCGCCTGATTCTTGAGCGACATTGTTAATTTTTTGAAATTCCGCAGATACATCTTTTAGTATCCCAGCGTTTCCCTTTATTTCATAGTAACCGTAATTGAAACTCCCATCATCTTTGGTTGTACCTCTAACACTAGTGTAATATTTGTCACCCCCGACTGTTGCTGTTATTCCCCCTGTTAAAGTATCAATAACCTGGTACTTAGGTTCTGTAAAGTAACCATAGTTCGGGTTACCCATTTCTCCTTTGGTTTGTATTGTATCGTGTATTTTTAATAATTGGTAGCGACCTGAAAAGTCATCGGAATCTGACGAACCCGAAGACTTTACCACCTCCGCACTAGGTATCCCATATTTCCCCGTCTTAGGGTCTTTAACGACTTTTGTCTGACTACCCAATAGCGTCTGACGAAGAACATCGGTGTCCACTTGTGCCGTTTGCTGGCGGATCGGGCCTTCCACTCCAGCGATAATGTCGCCAAGGTTACCCCCCTCAAATCCCGCATCGGCATACATCTGCGCATATTCGCCTTGTCCGAGCAGTTGCTGCATTTGTGCCTTCATGGCATCTGCCATGCCCTCGCCGTAGCTTGGTTGTGCTGGATAATTAATATCAGGTGAGCTTCCCATAGTTATTTCCTCCGAATAATTTTCTTAAAATCGTACCAGCGTATGGGCTGGCTTTTTAGTTGTCGCATCCATCCGACAAGCGGGAGTGGATAGGGTATGCGATTAATAAATTCTGTTACCCCGCAACCTACCGCCATATTAACATACCAGGCATCGGGGTTTTCGATATTCCATTGGTCGGCTGGGTGAACATCGCTTTTACTGTTTACCGCTTTGCCGAGCAGGAACGAGTCGGGGGTGATGAACACATAGCCGTGGGACGCATAGGCGGCAATGTCGGCATTCATGTCGATACCGCATTTGTCGTATAGGTCTTTGGCTTTTAGTAGGATGCTCATTCCGCCATTAAATATTCATCTGCATCGGTGGTGCTTACGGCGCTACCGAGGTTTATCCGTACCCAATCTGTCCCATCGTCCACCGCTAGGCATGGGCTACCCCCATCGCCATTGCTGACATATACGATTCTGCCCGTTGTCCCGTTGCTTGGTAATGTGGCAACTGTGTAGTTCTCCATGACCACTTCGGTGGCGGAGATGCTGGGTATGGTGACGGTTGGTTCGCCTAGTTGGTTAAGCGATGCAGAGGATACCTCTGTCCCTGTGGCAAAGGTATACCCACGGGTGACTAATGCGGTGATGGGCATATTATGCGTACTCCCTTCGTGCGTTTGCCCCGCCCTCTATTGCTTCCAAGGCTACATGGCGAAAGCTAGGCCGCCCGGCGGTTACATCGATCTCTACGCTTGCCGCGTAGCCTCTTGCTCTGCCACTCCCAAAGCGAATGAGTTTCTCCTCGCTCGTTGTCGCACTCTCGGTGTGTACCGTGTTGGTGCGGTCGGGATCGATGGTGTTTACCTTGATGGTGAACTGATCTCCGTTTTGCACCTGGCATCCGAGTTGCCCTCGTTTCCAACTCTTCACATCGATATTGCCGAATGTAAAGGAGCGGGTCTTGAGCTTGGCACTTATCGCGGTGGATGTTGTGCTTGCGCTCCCGATGGTTCCCGTGATGTCTGTGGTGCTTTCCTCGATTAAGTGCCATCCTTTATCGGAGACGGCAAAGAGTCTGCGTTTTTGTGGGTTACTGCCATGAAGTACGGTTACGAAGTCATCGATTTGGAAACCAGCGGGAAAGCTATCCACGCTAGTCCAGGATGTCTGTAAAATGTCATACACGAAGATCTTGTTATTCGTGGTGGAAGAACCTGTGGGGCAAGCGAGGTAATACTTATTATCAAACACGATACCACACGCTTTGTCCGCATGGGCATAATTAACATCTGCGAATTGATCCTGGATAGGTTGGCTTAGTGGTAACGCTTCCCCGCTTACTTTCGAGATTGCGACTCCGAGGTTTTTTGCCGGATCAAGCCCTTGCTGTAGGGTGAATACACCGTCATCAGATAGGAAGTAAATCTGTGGTCCACTCGCGGCTATACTCTTGCGGGCAACGCAACCATGCTGGCGGGTAATCTCGAATACTGCGGCAGAGTTAGTAAGGGCAATGTTGTTAATCAAATGGATACTATTGCGGAAAAATACGATTAACTGATTCTCCAGGTATGGGGTAAATCCTATCAAGCGATCTGCCGTTCCACGATTAATTCTAAACTGCGATTCTGCGGCATAGAAGTTATCGGTATCCAGGAGATCCGATGCGATCACGGTGTACTGCGAATCGCTGGGCTGGGGTACGATTAATCGGTTGGCGAAGAATGTACCAAAGTTGGTGCTTGGGCATTGTACCCTACCCGCTATGGGTGATGCATTTTGCTTCACAACGAATGCAGTTGGAGATGTATAGTCGCCATCCCACTCTAGGGGTGTTTTGTTCTCCCCGCGAAATAGGATGAGTTTCTCCATCGCTTGTACGAAGCTCGCGTTGTCACCACTCGCCACTACCTCGCCAACGGGGTATGCAATATCTATCCCTGTGTTATTACTATCGTTCCAAAGGATTACTTTGTTCTTTGTGGCAACTGCGATAAATTCTGTACCTGTTGCGGGATCGCTAAATAAGGTGGATGCAAACACACGCTCATCCCCGGCATAAGTCAAAGTAACATCGCCCGCCTTAAACTCTATGCCTTTGCGGACAGATGCGAGGTCGCCCTCCAGCCTCATATTCTCCGATATTTCCACCGTGCCAGCCTCCAGGCTCGTAGGTTCGAGGTAGGAATTTATGGCACGAAATCCTCGCTCCCCGTCTGTAAGGATCGGAGAGTCCAATCGTCCCATAGGTTTATAAGCTGGCATCTATTTCTTTCGGATCTCTTGGAAAATCTTAATGCCCATAAAGATGATGGTCGCCACGCCCGCCACGATGCCCACAATCTCATTGACTGTGCCAAGCCCAAAGGTGGCGGCGGTTCCCGCCATTCCTGCCATGCTTATTCTATCCATTACACGCATCGAGTAAAATAAGCAGAACCACTATGCCTACAAATATCGTTATCATTTTGCCCCTTTTTGATAGGGTGTGAAACTTGTCTTTTAGTAAATAAAAGTTTTTCATTTTGCTGGAAATGGTGGTCGGGTTTGGTTCTTAATCGCTTCGGTCTTACTGCACTTGCGGGCCACAAAGATTGGGATCGCCAGGTAGCAACCCAGCCCAATAGCTGCCCAGGTGAGCCACCGCTTTATGGAGCTAGTAAATTGATCGAAGCCTGACCTGTGTTTTGCCATTCCTTGCTCTACAAGTGCGGAAACATCTCCGTGCGATAATGCTTCTATCCGCTCCTCCGCTTCCACCAGGGCATCGGCATTTTTCAATGCCTCGCCAACCAAGGCTCCTGTACCCGCACCAAGTGCGGCTCCTCCAGGTCCGCCCAAGCTACCTACCCCACCACCAGCG